CCGTCGCACCGGGCGATCATGAACAGGCGCTCCCGGCTGGTCGGCGCGCCGAAGTCGCACGCTCTGATCACTTTCCACTCGACGACGTAGCCCATGCCCTCGAGAAGAGCAACGAAGCGGCGCCAGGTGCGGCCGCGCTGCTTCGGGTCGGGCACCAAAAACTGGTTGGAGACCGGCACCGACTCGCCTGGTGCCGCTACTCGGTTGGTGGCGGCTCCCTTCTTGGTTGGATGCGGAATCTGGTCGAGGGTTACGACGCGCCCGGTGGCCTTGTCGCGCTTGGCGATCAGTCGGCCCCACTGCAGGATCTGCTTCACGTTCTCCAGGCTGATCACCCGAGGGCGCTTCATCCCTGCCCACTTGAGGCCGATCCACGAGAGATTGCGAATCTCGCGTTTGCGCGGCTGGCCGCCGGCTGCCTGGCTGTGGTGCGTGCAATCCGGCGACATGTGGAACCAGCCCACGGGCTTGCCGCCGCACTCGGTGTCAGGATCACCCTCGAACACGTCGGTGGTGAAGTGCTGGGCGCCGGGATGGTTCATGGTGTGCATGCTGATCGCTTGCGGGCTGTGGTTCTTCGCCACGTTCACCGCGCGGCCCAGGCCAATCTCCAGGCCGGTACCGGCGCCGCCGCCACCGCAGAAGAAGTCGACAACGATCTCATCGTCCTGAGGGTTGAAGCCGAGTCCGTATTGGGTTTTGAAATCGAAGGGGTGTTTCTTCTGTTGTGCGGACATAGTGGATCCTCGCCGGTATAGTTCCGGGATCTACAGGGGAGTGGGTTATGGATTTTGTTACGGCATGGCAAGGCTTTTTAAGCTGGGTAGAGCTTCACCCTGGCTTGGCGTCATGGGTGCAGGCATTTGGATCGATAATTGCAATTGCCGTTGCAATTCGACTGGCCGGGAGTGAAAGGCGCTATAAGTCCGTACTAGATAAAAAGGCTCGCATTGAGGCTATAGAACGATCCATTCAGGCTAGCGAGTTCGCACTGAAAGTAGCTAAAAACACATTTGAGTTTTTTACGTGCAACTCAATTGCAAGAAGCATGATTCCTCGATTTATGCGAGTTATTGATCAGGCATCGAGCTACGTTGATGAAGCCCGAGCAGGCCCTTTAGTGGATAGTCAAATTTCAGCCGCGGTCATGGAAGTGAAGAATGCACTCGTTGACATCAAGAGCCTCACATCTTCTTGGGCGGATAACGAGGACAATGATTACTCCCATGAGATCGAGTTTTTTGATGCGAACATCAGGCGAATAACAAATGCAACAATCAACCTTCTGGAGATGCAGACCGACGCTCGAAGAAGACTGAAGTGGTGGTGGCCTTCTGACTAGAATATTTGGGCGAGAAAATCTGCGCCTGCCCCGCCTGCTAGCAGGATTCGTTGATATGGGGTATTACGGGTGACCGGCAGGCTGGACGGTTTACGCGGCCTGGCGCTGTCCCAGCACTCGCTGCCGTGCGGCTTCAAATTCGCTACCCAGAATTTCGGCGGCGCTATCGATGTTCTCGTTTCCATCCTCAAGCCTGATGCCGAGGTTCAGGTAAACCACCCCGTCCAACTCGAAGAACACGCCGCCGCACATCCATAGCGCGCCGGGGCTCAGGCCAATTGCCTCCCATGCGTCGTCCATGTCGATGCTGGCAGGGCAATGTTCCTTCCACAGTGCCGACAGGCGCTCATGCTCCGCGACCTGTGCTGCGCGCGCTTCCTTTGGCGTCCCTTTTGCGTGCTTGGCGCTGGAGCGCAGAGCGCGGTAGTCGTACTGATCGGGGCGGCACCAGTGCACGTCCAGCTCGCGGCTATCACTGAGCTTCACGCCGCCGACGTAGCTTCGATTGCCTGACCGCATCGGCGAGGCCTTACCACCAAACACTTTGCCAAGCCTGGCGCGCTGGGCGTCCCATTCTTTGCGCTTGGCTTCCCAGGCGATTACCGCGGCAACCACGGCAGGGGCGGTAGTCTTGTACATGTAGTTGCTCATGGATTATCTCCAGTCAGGCGCCGCACTCCGGTTACCGGATGCAGCGAGTAGGGTGGGTTATTCGTCGTCGTCTTCGGCGTTCATTTGGATCGATTCGGCAAAGCCTGCTTGCCGTAATTTGCGCGCCACGTTTTCGGTTATCTCATAACCGTGGCGCTTAATTTCGAAGAGTGGCGCTGACTTCTCGGCACCCAGCGAGTGGGCATGCGTGATCAGTCGCCAGATAGTCGCCCGGTCCTTCGTCTCGCCCAGTTCGGCGGTGAGCGTAGCCAGCCGGTCACGCATCCCTTGGCGGAAGTAGTGGCGGATGATGTCTGACGGACCTTTGATCTTCGGCGGCGCCGGTGGCAGATCCTCGGCCCGACCATTCATCACCAGCAACTGTACCGCCTCGCTCACTTCCTCAACGCCATACCAGGCCATCATTTCGGTGAGCATCTTGCGCGTTCCAGGCTGCACCGTGTGCCGCAATTCCTGCTCGCCCAGTTCGTGCCGTTTCTCGGCAAGCTTGGCTGTGCGCTCCTTCTGTTCGGCTGCCATGAACTACCTCATCTATTCCGCTGGCCGGCAGTGCGAGCCAGGTTTGACGTTTGCGTTGCTGGATGCGGGCTACGCGGCGCATGAGTCGACCTTCGCCTGGTACCAGGCGCCGACGGCTTCGAAGATCCGCGCGGCGTGCGCTTCATCCAGCGACATCGCTTCAGGAATCGCGATCCAGCCCGACGCCACCATCTGGCTTTGATTGGCCTCGTCGCGCAGCTTCTTGTAGCAATGCTCGATCACGTCTTCCAGGTGGTCGGAGAGGTAAACGCCATCGGGCGCGACCTCCACCGACTTGCTGTAGCGGTCACCGCGGGCGTCGATGCAAAGCGCACTGAGGTAGATCGTCCAACGGTGCGGGATGCCGCAGACGGCCTGGCCAATCTTCCCCGGCGCGATGTTCTTCAGCGACTTGTAATTGATCATGCCCTGGCGGCCACTGGGGTCGATGTTCACCACGGCGACGTGATTGGATGCCAGCAGCGAGCGGCACGACCGGGCTATCCGTGCCTGCAGGTTATGCGGCTTGCGCTTGCTCATAAGGCCTCCGCGAGTTTGCGCAGCGCGTTACGCTGAGCCCTTGAAATCGGCGCTTTGCGTCGTTTGAGGATTGTTTCGGGGTCGATCTTGGCAGAGCGCTTCGGCGGTGGCGGGTTGATCGCCGGGCTTTCGCCCAGGTAGATCGTTCCGCCGGCGGCCAGGAACTGCGCCGTGCGCTCCGATATTGAGTCGGTGTGCTGACGCTGCTGCTCAACCAGGTTGAGGTGGTTGCTGATCATGATCAGGCTCCTAAACGATGGGCTTGCGCCCGGGCTTTGTCTGCTACCTCATCAACCATCCGATTCAGTTCCAAGTTGAACTGGACCAGCTCTTTGTGAAGGTTGGCGATGTAGTCTTCGTCGCGGTAAATCGTCTCGATATAGAGCTGGCACTCTTCGTCCTGGCGAGAATCGAATGACAGAAAGTCCCACCACTTACGGCCCGTCACGAACATGCAGCCCTGGACTTGCGGCATGTGTTCCTCGGGCATGCCTTCAAGCCAGGTCCTGACGTGTATCGCTTCGTTGAATGGGCACTTCGATTCTGTGCCTCCGTCATCGTTGACGAGGCCGTCGGGTGAGCAGCCCAACCAGTCGTACTTCGGGTGAACGATGAACTCCGAGGGCAGGACGATGTTGCCGGTTAGCATCTCGTAGGCGTCCTGGGCTTTTTGCTCCTCGGTATGACCCCACTTCATAGACGCGCTACTGACGTTGTGCTTGGACTTCTTTGCCAGCCGCTCAAAGCACAGCTCACGCATGTACGAGGTGCGGGCACCCATGGGCTCGCGCTTGCCGCTTTTGTCAGGCTTCCCCCAGGCCATCACATCTTTGAAGCGGCTGGCTGTCACGCGGCCAGATCGATCCGAATGCCACTTCTCTGTGCCTTGTAGCTCAGTTCTCACTACGCCGCCTCCTCTGTGTGGAGCGGGTCGCCGTTGGTGCTGGTCATGTCTGTGAAATCAGCATCGACGGTCGCCGCCATGCTCTTGAGTGCTTCATGGCACTCCAGGCCGATTGCTGCGCGCTGCTTCGGCTTGAGGCCTGCCCAAGCTGCTGCGTAGGCGTCGATGTCCTGGCGCTTAGCAACGGACAGCAGTTCCGCGAATACTCCGTCGATTTCTGGCGAGGGGGATTTCGGGCCAAAAGACACACCGGCAGCTGCAGCGTTGTTCGCGGTCTGTTTGGCGGGGGTGATGTCGATCTCGCCACCATACGAATCTTCAAATTCGTCGGGCGTGTAAACGCCAAGGATTACGTCAGGGCAGAAGAGGCGCGCCCATTTCTTGGTAACCAAGTAGGCGATTTGCTGCTTGGGGTCTTCGGCCCAAAGCGTAGAGTTGCGAGTGCGGACTTGAGTCAGTAGAAGTTCTAAGGTGCGCGGCTCGTCCTCTCCCCGGAACGTAGCCCAAACCTTAATGCCGAGCCCTTTTTCGTCTTCAAAGCTCCAGGCCGGAACGCGGTATTTTTTGAATTCACCAGTGTCCTCGTCTTTCTTGGTTTTGCTGGTGACCTCACGCATTTTCCCGATGACGTTTTCCCATGCACCGAACCATTCAAAGTTCAGCCTGCCTTTGACTGGCGCCTTGGCCGTAATCACTGCGTTGACGAGCTGCGCCTCGTAGCTCAATGCGCCGCCGTTGACGATGAACGTCTTCTGCGCCACGGCGAAGGGATTCATTTGCCACTGCATGGCTTGAAGGACCACCGCCATGCAGTCTGCTTGATTGCCCTTGAGATGTTTCGGGACGGTGGTTACGCCCTTCGACATCATAAGCGCGAGGTCGCTCATTGAACGCATGGTGCCTGGGTCAAGAATGAGCGCTGCGGCGTTGTGCGAAGGATCGTGATAGGTCGCGAGGCCTGTTTGTGCTTGGGTGTCTGTATCGGTCATAGCGCTCTCCGTGACCAGCACGATGTGTGCTGGCCGTGAGATGGAAAGGGTGGTTAGAAGCGGATGGCACGAAGCCAGGCGCGAGCAGTTTCGAGGTCGACGTCAAAGCCCAGCGCTACAACTTCGACAATGTCGTCAACTGCCGGCGCGGTCGTAGTCAAATCGTCCTGTTCAGCGCTGGTCGCCTGTGCGCTGACTGGTGCGACATCGGCTTTCGTCTCGATCAAGTCAGGAGCCGTAGCGATGACCGGGGCCGGTGCGGCAGCTTGGGCGCGCAGACGGGCCAGCTCTTCCTGGTCACGCTGATACTGCGCGTCGCGTTCGCGCTGCTGGCGCTGCTGTTCTTCCTGTTGCTCGCGCTGTTGGCGTTGCTGAGCTTCCATGTCGCGGCGCTGCTGGTCCAGTTCGTCCTGCTGCTTTTTCAAGCGCAGACGATCTTCCTCGGCTCGCTGCCTGCGCAATTCTTCAGCTTCGGCGTCGGCTTTGCGCTGCTTTTCGCGCAGCTCGTCCAGCTCTTTCTGCTGGGCCAGCAGCTTGGCAGCAGCTTTCTCACGGTCAATTGCAGCCTTGTGTAGCGCTTCCAATTGTTCAATGGCGTTGTCGCGAGCGATGGTGCCTTCGGCTTCAAACTCGCCGTATTCCTCGGGCAGAATTACCGAGTCTTTGACATTCTGGAGAACGCTTGAGACGTCGGTAGCGCTGCGGCTTGCGTATGCGGCAGCGACAGAGCTGAAGCGGGTAATCTTGGCCCGGATTGCCTCGACACGCTCAGCCTCGATACGCTCGCGCTCTGCCTTGGCATCAGCAATACGCTTTTCTTCGGCTTTGATCGCTTCATCGACAGGCTCTTCAATTGCCAGCACACGACTTTTGAGCGTTTCACCGAACTCCTTGACTTGATTGACGCGAGCCTGAGCTTCTTTGACCTTTTGCTGATATGGCACCAACGCGGTTTTGGTGGTCTTATCCAGTGCGTAGCGCACATCGCGGATGTCGCCGCGAACTTCCTTCGCACTTGCCAATCCTTCGCTCGTCGAGCAGTCAACAACCAGTTTCGCGTAAGTTGTTTCCAGGCGAACGATTTGTTCTTCGTGCGGCCGATATTCAGCGATGTCGGTAACCGCTGCTGCAGGGGATACAGCCTTTTTCGCATCTTCTGCTTCGCTGATTTCGAGCGATTCTTGTGCGGGTGCTTTTTTAGGATTTGTGGACATGACGATACCTCGCCGCGCTTGGCGCAGCACTGAACTGTTGTAGTGGGGTGGCGCCGTTAAGCGGCGGAAACGATAGAGGCGTTGTAGTTGGCGTAAATATTGTCGATGCGCGCCCGGAAGTACCGGTGCTCCTTTTCGTCGATAACTCGCAGCATGAAAGCCAGAGTGACGCACGATGTAGCCGCCGCGCTGGCGTTTGGCTTGCCCAAGTCGAGAATCATGTTTTCGATCTCGCCTTCGATCCAGCTAACGGCTGTCTGGTGGTTTCGCTGATTAATATCCATGCTTCACCTCGATCGCCGGACAGATCAGTTCCATCTGAGCCATGACTGCACCGATGCGCAGCTTGAGGCTGGCGCGCTCTTCGATGCGCCGGGCCTCGCGCTCTGCCAAGTCGTCTGCTGTGTATTCGTGAAACAGCTCGACGTGGTTTGTCTTCCCAAAGTTCGGTAAATCCCAGCGCCTATCGGATTCCCTAGCCTGGGCGCTATCCGCGTAGCTGGTTGGCATGGCGAGTCTCCAGGCGCTGGGCGAGGGCGCAGGCTTCGTTGTGATTGCGACGGAACCCCTTCACCTTGCCGGTGGACGAGTCGACGACGTGGAAAAATTCATTGCCGGCCGGGATCACCCGAAACAGCGGCGAGATCTTCGGTGCATTGGAGCGGACCAGGCCAAGGCAAAGCGCCAAGGCCATATTGCGGCGCTGGTTAATTGCGAGCGCTACGTCGCAGTAAGCGTGCTGACTTTGGTTCATGCTGCCTCCGGCCAATGGCGTTCGATGCTCTCTTTTGCGTAGATGGAAAGCCGCTCGTAGCCGTTCACGCCACCGCAGCCTGGCATCGTTCCTTCCAGATCGACGCACGCGCGGATGTCGCAGCGGCGCGAGCAGACCCAGCCGCCGTAGTGGCATTGGTAGACTTGACCTTTCGGCTCAGGGTGATAGGCGAGGCCGCCTTTCCAAGATGGCGAGCCGCGCAACTTGAGGCCGCATCCTCGGCACACCGCTTGAGTTTCAGTACAGTTATGCATGGCGACCTCCAGTGTTTGGGGTTAGGCGGAAAATCGGCACACCGCTTGAGTTTCAGTACAGTTATGCATGGCGACCTCCAGTGTTTGGGGTTAGGCGGAAACCGCGACCGGAACAGCTTCTCGAAAGCGCGAAGGGCTCCAGTCGCAAGATTCGTCAGCCGGGATATGCCCGAACATCGCGGTGCAGCGTTTGCAGTGCACGCATTCGCCGCAGGTTTTGCCCTCGGGCAAATTCATCTGGTCGGCGTTGTCAGCCGACCGTGGGAATGGCGCTCGTTGTTGGCTCATGAATGTCTCCGTGGATTTGGTTCACCTGTATTCGTCAACACTCATGCCTCCCGCTGGTTGCCGATGGGCGCGGGGGAGGTGTGCTGACGGTTAGAGGCGTATTGGTCTTCGACGTTGGATAGTGGCCGGCGGCCAGCTCACCACTGCGCAAGGTGACGCGATTCGCGCTAGGCTGGATGTGCCAACAACCAACTAGCGAATAGGTGAAATATGCAAGTTTCAGCATCGTGCAGCGCGTGCGGCAGCAAAAGGTTCGCAATACCCGATGAGGGCGAAGAGGATCAGATGATCCGATGTGCCGATTGCGGGGTTGATGTAGGCGACAAGAAAGAGGTGCTCGACGCGCTTCAATCAAGGGCCAAAGAGGAAGTCGACAAGATCATCGACAGCACGATTGGCAAGAGCGGTTTATTCAAGCGGCGTTGATTCGTCGGGTTTGGATTTGTCTTGAAGCTTGGTAGACACACGCTTAAGAACAGCTTCCGCGACTTTTTCGACAAAAGATTCAAATTCTTTGTCGCCAGGTTGCGGATGCGCTACTTCAATGGAAAGGCTCGCGATTTTCATAGATTTCTCCGGTTGTTTTCCCAATGCACCCGGGCAACCAGGTGCATCAGTGAAAAATTCCGCTCTCCACCACGCATTGGTCCGAGTCGTCTCTCACCGGCGTTAGCACATTTCGTGTTCGATGCTTTGCAGGTTTATGCGTGGTTTCGCGTACTCGCATGAGGGAGTACGGCAGCTATCCAGAGGCTGCATGGGCGGCGATTTAGCTTCTTCCGACCCAGGTAATGGCCTGGGTACGTCGCGGTGGTCACGTCAGACTGTTAAAGAGTGGTCAGGCCCTGAAGCCCTGACGAGTACCTATTGGGTGACTCGATGGAGTTAATTTAAGCAAGCTGAAATTAAGGTGTCAAGCATGCTGAATTAATAAATTCAGAATGCTGAAATTTACGCTCGTAAAAAAACCCGCTCAATGGCGGGCTCATTTATGCGTCGCAGTATTCTCGCCAGCCGATCCTGACGGATCCGCCCTCAAGGTTCTCGACTCGGACGCCAACCGTTTCGCTGATCTCATCCATCAGGCGCTGCCAATCTTCGGGCTGTTCATGCGCCAGCCTATGCACAGTTACCGCTTGGACCTTTTGAACGCCAGGCGCAGCTATTAAGGCTTGCAGGCGACGGCCCGCGGATTCGTAAGAGGAGGGCGGTTGTGACGCAGAAAACGCAAGACGGGGCATGAGGTGGTCCTTACCAAAGCTGTATGTGCGTACAGTATTGATGTGTCCATGCGTTGGCAATGGTTCCACCTCAGATTTCATGCATAAATGCATAATTAGCTGGGTGGAGTATATCTATGGCCATGAAAAGCACGCGCTTGGGGCACTAAATTAGAGGGAATGCATCTTTCTATGCAGCATACTTAGAGCTGCGTGCACATTTGATAGATCACTATCCACATGATGCCCCAATGAAACTATGCGCCCCAGCAAGCGATAGGCGTTCATCTGACTGCTTTGAGAGGGGCGGGACAGAATTACCTGAATGCGTCGAAGGGTTGTGCGGATATGAGATTTAGTCATGATTCTCTCCAGGCCGAATAATGGTAGTTGGCCAGGGGAGCATAGTGACATCACGACGGGTTGCAGACGCAAGAAGCCCGGCGCTGGGCCGGGTTCGATGATGGCTGCTTATGCTGCTACCGCCAGGGTATCAGCTCTCACAAGCACCAGGATCTTCACAAGGCGGCCTTTAGAAGGACTTTGCATTCGGCGTCGTATTTTTCACGCAGCTTGGCAGTGCTAGCTGGCGTCATCCGCCCTGGTGTCTCTTTGTGCAATTCCACCATTTTTTGCGCAACTTCTTCCTGAGCCTGCGGGGTATAGCCAGCATGCACCAATAGTACATAGGAGGCTCTTGAGGACTGACTGCGGCTTATGTCTGGCTGGTCACCAGCTACTGAAAGCACTTCGTAGTAGGCCGCGCAGTGGAGATCTCTCTCTTTCGAGGTTTCTGCTTGGGCGGCGAAGGAAATGAAGGTGAAGATGGCGCAGAAGGCCAGTGGCATCGAGGATAGGTGCATGAAAACGAGTCCGTTCGAGAGGGGCACAGATTTTATCAGCTCAGGGCATAGATACAAGAAGCCCGGCACTGGGCCGGGCTGATGTGTATTACTTAATAACTCGAAGGTGGCGAGCTTGCTTAGTGACTTGCTGCAGAGGCGCCAAGGTCGATGAGCCAAGAAGATCTCGGAGAAAAGCAGGCTTCACATTAAGCGCCTTTGCGAGTTGCTCTTCACTAAGTCCTTTCTTAGAGGCGAGCAAAGCCAGAGACTTGAGTAACACCTCTGGTGGCTCCTCCGGGATTAGATAGTCATCCTTCTCTCGTGTACCTTCCTGCCTCTTTAAAGTAATAACGCCTGTCTTGTATTGGGCGTCAGTAATTATTTCAAGCTGACGAGCCCTGTACAGGATTGCGCCCTTACTGACCTTCCAGGTTCCTTTGAACTCCCGAATACCTTTCCAATCAAGTCTTGTCCCGTTTGGACGTGGGAAAAACTTTATCATCATGCTTCTTGGTAACAAAAAAGCGCTAGCAAATCGATTGGCTTGGTTTTCGGTGACTCGATCGCCAGTTACAACGCCTTCATGCATAACAAGATGGCCAAGCTCATGCGCGATGTCGAATCGATACCGACTAGTACTTTCTTTCGCGTTGTTCCTCACAATGAATGGTCTTTCGACTGCAACTGACAACGCATCAATTTCTTTTGTAAGGCCTTCGAAGCTCAAAACAACGGCGCCAAGATTTTCTGCAAGCCGCGTCATATTATCCACCGGTCCAAGCCCCAACTCCCATTCTTTACGGCAGCTTTCGGCCGCTCGCTCAATGCAGTCATGGCTATGGATGTCTGGAATGCTAGGGATGTTGACGGACGGTAGCCTAAGCTGCTTCTCAAGATAGCCAATGAGCGAATGGACAACTTCACCCCTAGCAACAGCTACTTGCTTGGTGGTTTTGGTTGTCGAAAGAAGCTTTCTGAAGTGGAACTGATCTTCATGAAGGCGATTGACTCTGGACTGAAAGAACTCAGGCTCGACATTGAGTGCTTCAGCAAGACTGATAATTAGCGTCTCAGTCGGCGCGCTCTGCCCTGTTTCAAGTTTGTGAACATATTGCCTGGTTTTTCCAACCAGAGAACCAACCTCTTCAAGAGCCATCGCGGAAAACACCCGCGCAAGTTTGAGAGATGCTCCGTCAAATGCAAGGCTCATGTATTACTCGTTAACCGCATCATTGTTGCCAGTGTTATCAATGTCATCTTCCAGGATATCGATCTGGGCAGGAAGCAACGTCTTAGATGCAGGAGCAGGGCCGCCAACAGAATGCAGGTAAGCGCCCTTGGAGCCATGAGTCCACTGAGAGACTTTTTCCTGGTAAACGTTATAACCGATGAAGTGCGCTCGATCCTCGCTTTCATCTCCTTCCGCTCGCTCAATGACAAAACGCCAGATCACTGGGTGGCCGTCATCCTCCGAGAACATGTCATCAACTGCATTACGCTTGAAAAACCCTTTCTTGTCGGGGCTCTCTGGGTCATCGCGAAAGAATCGGCACGGAACGCCGCCGATGCAAAAAGTCACATCCATGCCCGGATTCGACAGTGAAAGCCACTTGTGGGACTTGGACATGCACATGGAAATCAGCATGTTTTTTGAGCGTTCGAAAGCGGCCACTTCTCGACTGAAATTGGAGTCGTATTCCGACTGCATTTCGTGGATTGTTGTAAACCTGATGTCCAGCAACGCCTCAGCGATTACGCTAAGGCGGTCATCGGTAAGGTCTGAGTGAAAAAAGGAGGGGTTATGGGGCATGTGACTTGCTCTCACCAAGTTTTGATGGGTAGCATGTTCTTGCTGATTTAATGATTTGTCAACCGGATTTCATTGCTAAAACTGGGTTTTGTCAACCTAGGTGGCGCGGCCCCGCAAGATTCTCCCCGCCTTCACCTCATCTGCATAACCCGCCAGCCTGTCCTCTGATTCTTGAAGGCTGATTGCAATCCTCTGCATCTCTAAGGCGCCTTGCTCATCCCCGGCGACCAGCATTCGCTCGGAGACCACAAATAAATCCACCCCAGCCCATACGAGCAGGGCAGCAGCTTCTTTCAGATCGCGGCGCACTTTGTGGTTGGGCTTTGTGAAGGGCATAGGACCTCCCGAACAGCATCAGTAAAACTTCTGCAGCGCCTGCACAACCACGCCCACAATCCGGCAGTTCTCGTCCACTGCCTCAATTGGGTAGCTAGGGTTTAACGGCTTCAGGAAAAGCCTGCCGCCATCACTGACCAGCTTCTTGAATGTGGCTTCGTTGCTGTCCGGCAGCTTGGCCACGACCAGCTTACCTGGAGCAACTTCGGCTTCTGTGTCCACGAGAATCAGAGTGCCCTCGGTGATGCTCTGGCCGGCGGGTGCGGTCATCGAGTCACCTTTAACTGTCAGCCAGAACGCCGGGCCTTTCGAGTCGTACTCCGAAAACTCGTAGGTGTCTGAGATTCCGGCCGGGTAGGGCTCCACTGCTTCAGACCAGTCGCCAGCAGACACCCAGCTAATCACTGGATAGCGGAAAGATAAAGCTGGCTGCGAAGTTTTGGAGACGTTCGACTCCGAAGCCTCCTTCTCATCCCCTTCGCCAATGGCAAGCCACTCGGCCCTAAATCCCGTGGCTTTCGCCAAGGCGTAGAGATTCTCTGGCCGCAGGCTTTTGCTCTCGCCAGTAATCCATTGAGTAACAGCAGAATTTGCGACCCCACAAAGCGACGCAATTTCTCCCTTCTTTTTTCCGCTGAGCTGAATAGCCCGAGCAATGCGTTCGTGTCTTTCCATGGACTCAATATTAAGTTAACTGAATTTAAGCATGCAGTAGGCATAAAACGGCGTTGACTCGATAACTTAAGCATGCTGAAATTACGCCGGAGTCGAACGAGGATGCGAAATGAATACGCATGAAGTCGCCGAATTCTTCGGCAGCAAGACAAAGCTGGCCCTGGCCCTGGGCATCCGCCCAAGCGCCGTGACCATGTGGGGAGAAACCATCCCTGAATCCCGGCAATACCAGATCCAGGTCCTTTCCAAGGGCAAGTTTAAGGCCGCAAAGAAAGCCCAGGCCGCCTAAGCGGCGTCCCTGCCCGCCGTTCCATTGAGCAAATGATCGCCTCTGCACCTGCAGGGCGCCACGTAAAGAATTTCGAGGTGTTACATGCAGGCGTTGATGAAGGCGATCTATGACGTGGTTGACGACCACGGCGCAGGGCGGATTGCGGAGGGGGCCAGCTTCTCTTCAAAGACGCTGCTTTCCCAAAAGGCGAACCCTGATTACGACAGCCACAAGCTGAACGTCCAGGAGCTGCACCGAATCATGAAGTTCACCCAGGACTTTCGACCCCTTAAGGCCTGGGCCGAGGCTTTCGGCTTCGACCTAGTAGCCAAGGACAAGCCCGAGGGCATCAACCTCAACTCCGCGTTGCTGCGCTTGCACGCCGACCTGGCTGACGTTACGCGCCTCGCGTTCGACGCCCAGGCCGATGGCCGCGTATGCAATCGCGAGAAGTCCGAACTACTCAAGGAGGCTGAGGAAGTGATCGTCAGCTTGGAAGTGTTCAAGCAGTCGGTGAAAGCAGCCTGAATTTCAGACATAAAAAAGCCGGGGCGCAATCCCGGCTCTTTCAACAGTAATAAACTTGTGGAGCGAATCATGCACCAAGCCAATCAAACGATCAATAGCCCCACCAATCTCGCGCCACGCTTTTTGCAATCTGAAAATGTGGCGCGCAATACCTCGCATAAAGCTTACCTGGCAGCCTGACATGCAATACACCGTCACGATTAACCAGGTGAAGGCGCTGGAGTGGGGGCTGAATTCTCAGCAGGCCCTGCTGTTCGCGTTCGTCTACGGCTGCCCGAGCTGGGCCAAGCCAATCAAGACTGATGACGGGATCTTCTTCGCGCTGAGCAAGGCCAAGATCACTGAGGAGCTTCCGCTACTCACTGACAAGCCGGACACCGCTTACCGCATGCTGAAGGCCCTGGAAGAGGTCGGTTTGATTGAGCTTTCCAGCACTTCGAACATCACGCTTTTCCGCCTCACAGAGAAAGCGATCGAGTGGAACCAGAAGCTCGACGGGTCGGAAAAATATCCGACCCCACCAAAAAACAAAGGTCGGAAAAATATCCGATCTACCTCGGATAAATCTCCGAGCAAGGTCGGAAAAAAATCCGAGCAAGGGTCGGATAAATCTCCGACAAATCAGGATACCAATCATCAGGGTACCAATCAGGGTACCAGTCACAGCTTGCCGGAAGGCTCGGACAAGCCGACCCAGCCCGGTGTGCTTGTGCTGGTTGTGGATCAGCCAGAAGCACCTCGTGTCGAAATACCTGCCGATATGCCGGGGCCGAAAGACCAGACCTGTAAAACGTTCAAGGCCTGGGCGAACTACGCCATGGCTTACCGCAAGCGGTACCAGTGCTGGCCGGTATGGAACGCGGCAGCCGGTGGAATCCTTGGCAAGCTGGTTGATCGCCTGGGCGTCGACGTTGCCCACAGCGTTGCCGCTTACTACCTCACGGTCAACGACGCCCGCATCGTCAATGACTGCCACAGCTTGAACAACCTGATCGCCAAGGCGGAGGCCTACCACACCCAGTGGGCCACCGGCCGCCAGATGAATTCGCGAACTGCCCGCCAGATCGAAGATACCCAAGCCAACTTCAACGCCGGCCAAGAGGCCAGCCGCAGCATTCTGGAAGGGGGTGAGAGCAATGCTTTCCTACGCCGAAACCGCTGAACTGAGCATGGCCATTTGTGCCACTGCTGAAACCCTTGGGCAGACGCTGAGCGCACCGGCTGCCAAGCTGATGGCCGAAGATCTGGCGGAACACGACATGGGCGTCATCGCCAATGCGCTCTGGTCCTGCCGTCGTGAACTGACTGGAAAACTGACACTTGCCGCGATTCTTCAGCGCGTCCAAGCCGCTGACGGCCGCCCCGGCAAGGACGAAGCTTGGGCGATCGCCATGACCACCAATGACGAATACGAAACGGTCGTTCTAACTGACGAAATCCAGTTGGCCTTGGCTGCTGCAAAGCCCGTCCTCGACTCTGGCGACAAGATCGGTGCCCGCATGGCCTTCATCAGCGCCTACGAGCGGTTTGTCGGCCAATCCCGAGAGGATGCCAAGCCTGTGAACTGGCACGTCTCTGTAGGCTTCGACGCGAGCCGTCGCGTTCAAGCTGTCACCAAGGCCATGGAACTTAAGCGCATCCCCCGAGAGAGCGGCCAGAAGTACCTCGCAGACCTGTGTGTCGTTCCTGTCACTGAGGATGGGCGCGCGATTGCTGGACTGCTCACTGGTGCCGTGACACAGCCTGCGCCGGTTCTGCGCGAAAAGCTGCAGTTGGTGAAGTCCTCGATGCTGGAAATGCGCAAGGCCAGCGAAGAGCGAAAGATCGAACTGCGGATTGAAGCCGCCAACGAATTGGCAGACCGCCGCGCGCTGATGATCAAGCAGGCCCTGGATCTGGAAGCGAAGAGGGCAGCACAATGAGCAAGTCCGCGAAGCCTCGCCCAATGCCCGTGTACCTAGTGCTGCGCCGCTTGGTAGACCCGGCCACAGGCAAAGAGGTAGCCGCTTTCGTGCCGTCCTCCGACGCCGATCGGTCAATCCTCCGTGAGCGCGATTTCCGCATCAATACAAAAATCCGTGCCGAGCTCAAGCAGCCCCGCAACCCACGTTTCAACGGCTTGGTCCACGGCTTGGGCCGGGTGCTGAGCCAGAACATCGACCGGTTCTCTGGCAAGCAGTCCCACGACGCTATCAAGGCCCTGCAGTTGGAATCGGGCGTGTACTGCGACGAGGAGGCGTTCGACATCCCTGGCCTGGGCCAGCTCACCCGCAAGACTCCACGCAGCCTTTCCTACGATTCGATGGGGGAGGAGACATTCCAAGATTTTTGGCGCCAGTGCTGCGCATACCTGGTGCTGCATGACTGGCCCACCCTTACCGAAGAGCGTTTAACCGAAATGGCTGAGTTCGAAGCATTCAAGGAGGCTGCATGACCATCGAGCGCAAACAGGCCAAGCCGAAGAAGTGCCGCGTCGAAGCGTGTAGGGCCTCATTCGTACCTTCGCGTATGGGGCAGGCGGTATGCAGCCCGGCGTGCGCAATGATTGACGCGCCAAGGCACGCGCCAAAAGCGCGCAAGGCTCTGGCTGACGTCGAGCGCAAGGAAATCAAGGTCCGCAAGGAGAAACTGAAGAGCAGGGCGGATCACCTCAAGGACACACAGATCGCCTTCAACGCCTGGGTACGCGCCCGTGATGCTGAGCTCCCGTGCGTCAGCTGCGGCCGCCACCACGAGGGCAAGTACGACGCCGGCCATTACCGGACCGTGGGGAGCAATCCTGCCTTGCGCTTCGAGCCCATGAACTGCCACCGCCAGTGCTCGCCGTGCAACACCCGGCTCTCCGGGAACATCGTGAATTACCGCATCGCGCTGGTGAAGCGAATCGGCGCCGAGGCAGTTGAGTGGCTTGAGGGGCCGCACGAGGCGAAGAAATATACCGTCGCAGAATTGAAGGCGATGACTGCCGATTACCGGGCAAAGACCAGAGAACTGAAGAGGGCGGCAGCATGACATATCGCAACGTTGTTTCGGCAGTAGTTCGGGCGCTCGCGGCCGAGACCATCACTTCCGCTGGCGGCTGCGACTTTGAGCCCAAGGTTCAGTGTGCCAAACAGAAGGGGGAAATCGTCGGCAAGGAGGCTGCATTCCTGACTGACTGCTGGGTTTTCGGTCGCCTGCACAAGTCGCTGACCGCCGAACACTGGCGCGCCCTTGTGGCGAAGTTCTCCACGCACACTGAGCGCAAGCATGCGGCAATTGCAGAATTGACCCGTGTGATGCGCTCACCGGCGCCGGAGCGTTTCCTACACTGCGCCGTAGTTACGTGGGCTTTACCTCGGCTGCCGGGAGTGGACGGCAAGCGCTCCACGAACGTACTGCCGGCCGAGTGGTACGAGATGGATAACTGGTCAAACGAGCCTCACCCGATCAAGACCCAGGAGCGCTGGAGGCGGGATATTCGCAAGGCGCTGGAGATCAGCGTAGATATGGCTTTGGTCGAGGCTCAGCACATTCTTGAGCAAGAAGGCCTTGTGACATCAGAAGTCGCTTGACGGCGACTGAGCCAATGAGCCATTATCTACCCATCCTGTCGTACTTGCGCGTGTAGGTCATGCAAGAGGCAAACAAACCCGGCCATCGCGCCGGGTTTTTTATTGCCTAAGTTTCCCCAAGCCCTCAGAGCCTCTGACTTGTCACGCTGATGAGGGACCTATTCAGGGCCTCTGCACATGCAGGGGCTTTTCTCGTTATGAGGCACAGCAAATGTCCGGCTCTATCCAATCCAGTAACTACGTGCCGGGCGTTTCCGGCTGGAAGCTTGGTCATAACGGTGAATTCGAGATTAACTCTTGCACCCTTGGCAGCGCGGCTAATGCGCCAGAGCGCCAGATGGTATCGGTCGAAGTGGCCAGCTGGAGCAAGTACGACTTGCCCAAGAATGCCGCGAACCGGATCCAGTTCATGCAGGCAGAGCTGGAGCGGGTGCCGGAGCAGTATCGTCATGCCGCCGAATTCGAAGAGTTCGATGGGAGCTATGGCGATGAGTCGTTCAGTGCTCGCCTTTTCTTGAGCTACAGCCGGTTAGAAACCGAGCAAGAGCTGTTTGAGCGCATGGAGAAGGGGAAAAGCACTGGTACACGCCTCTTCAGCAAGAACGGCTTAGTAACCCTCATCCATGATGGTGTTGTGCGTCTCAAAATTGGCGACCTGGCCGAGCTTCGGCCTGATGGCCTTCTGCACCGATCGCGTTAATTTCAGGCCTGCCAATGTGCGGGCCTTTCGTTTTCGGCCCCACCACACCCATTGCGCTGAGCTGGGAGTGCTGCTTGGGCTGGATTTATCAATCTCCCCGAGAGGGAGTAACCCGGATGCCAAACATGCCTGATAAGCCAGACACCTGGGCCAAGATCTGGCTGGCGTAGAGAGGGAGTAACCCGGATGCCAAACATGCCTGATAAGCCAGACACCTGGGCCAAGATCTGGCTGGCGTTGAGCAATCCGCTCTGGCAGGGCGTGATCATGTCCATCACCGTCTCACTACTGCGTGTCATGTATGACGCGAAAGAAACGAGCAAGCGCCGGATCGTGTTTGAAGCACTGATCTGTGGGTCGATCAAGCGTGATCGAGTGGATGGCTTGGCCGCCAAGTCTTTCTGTTGCTGCTGGAGGGACTATTGGGTTTCTCGGGGTGACTGCTATTCGCGAGATGGTGACCCGCTTCCTGGGTCGCAAGGCGGATTCAGCATGAAGGCGTTCGCAGCAGCAAATTCGCGAGATGGTGACCCGCTTCCTGGGTCGCAAGGCGGATTCAGCATGAAGGCGTTCGCAGCAGCAATCATCATCGCCTTGGTCGGCCTGCTACTGGTGGGCATACAGCAGTCGCGTGTGATAGCCCTTCGCGGGGAGGTGGCATTCGAAGCTGGCGAGAAGTCCAAAGCCGTCGCCGCCAAACCGAGAGCCAGGCCACTATCACCACGCTGCGCGCCGAAGCCGTGCGCAACGCCGCGTACACATCCGACCTGGCCAGCCGAATCAAGGCCAGCGAGAAGAAAGCCGAGAAGGCGAGGAAAGACTTTGAAGAACTCAAGCGCA